TAGAGACTAATTTAATATGGAGAAATTTGAATGCGTAAATCCGCTAAACAAAAAATGTTGGCCGCTCTGAGCAAAACTGGTGGCTACAATACCTTTACTGTAGCTCAGGCTCAGAATCGTTTCGGCGTAACCAATGTGTCAGCTCGTATCAATGAACTGCGCGAAGAAGGTCATGCTATCTATACCAATCGCAAGACTCTTGCTGATGGTCGTACCATTTCGGTTTACCGCCTAGGTACTCCAAGCAAGAAAGTTGTTGCTGCTGGTATTGCTGCTCTGCGTAAGCAAGGCGACCGTGCTTTTGCCTAATTGTAGGTGAAATAACTAGTGAGGAGAGATATATATTTGTATCTCTCCTTTTTTTTATGGACACATTATGGAAATTCAAGTAAATATAGATGATTTGAAGAAGAACAAATTATTCATTGCTACACCAATGTATGGTGGTATGGCGCACGGTCTGTATATCAAATCATGCCTTGATTTGCAAACGACCATGACTCGTTATGGAATTGAAACTAAGTTTTCTTTCCTCTTTAACGAATCACTTATCACAAGAGCTCGTAATTATCTTGTTGATGAGTTTCTTCGCACAGATTACACACACATGCTTTTCATTGATTCGGACATTCATTATTCACCTCAAGATATCATTGCATTGATGGCACTTGATAAAGATATCATCGGTGGTCCGTATCCCAAGAAATCAATCAACTGGAACAATGTAGCTGAAACGGCTCGTAAACATCCTAACCTTGATCCAAAAGAATTGGAAAACTTGGTTGGTGAATATGTTTTCAACGTAGTAAAAGGTACCGCACAATTTCAAGTATCAGAACCACTTCAGGTTATGGAAATTGGAACTGGTCATATGATGATTAAACGCCAGGTGTTTGAAAAGTTGAATCAAGCTTTTCCAATGATTCGGTACAAACCAGACCATGTTGGTCAAGCCAACTTTGATGGCTCGCGATACATTCATGCTTACTTTGATACTGTTATTGACTCTACTGATAGTATCACTGGTGGTGGTTCGGATCGTTATCTATCAGAAGACTATATGTTCTGTCAGATGTGGCGCAAGATTGGTGGAGAAATTTACCTCTGCCCATGGATGAGAACTCAGCATATTGGTACCTATGCATTTACTGGTAACATGCCTGCTGTTGCACAATATACAGGTCGACTATGATTGATGAAGTTGTAAAGACTTCCCAAAATGCAACAACAGGTGGCCGTAAGTTTGACGGTGGCAAGCTAGAATACGGCTTGTTGCCTCCTTATGCACTTAAGGCAACTGTTGATGTTCTAACTTTTGGTGCTCAAAAGTATGAGCGTGATAACTGGAAAAAAGTACCTGATTCAAAACGCAGGTACTTTGATGCCTTGCAGAGACACGTTTGGGCATGGAAAGAAGGTGAGGTACTTGATCCTGAAACCGGTATGCATCACTTGGCTCATGCCATGTGTTGCCTCATGTTTCTGTATGAGCATGATATACTGTATTCAATTGACGAAAATCTTAATAATGGAGTAACAAATGAAACTGTCAAATGACACTTTGAATGTATTGAAAAACTTTGGTAACATTAATCAGGGTATCTACTTCAAGCAAGGTAAAGTCTTAAAGACTGTATCTTCGGGTAAGAATATCCTTGCAGAGGTTACCATCAATGAAGAAATTCCTACTAACTTTGGTGTGTATAACATCCATGAGTTTTTGTCGGTTATCTCTTCGCATAAAGAAACACCTACCTTTGAATTCTCCGAGAAGACTGCTATCATCGTTGGTAACAAAGGTCGTAGTAAAACCAAATATCGGTTCTGTGAACCATCTATGCTTTCTCTTCCGCCAGAGAATCAGATTAAGATGCCTGATGCTGAAATCTCTTTTGAATTGAGTGCTGAAGACTTTGATTGGATTCTCCGTTCTGCATCTATTCTTGGTCTGCCAAACATCGGAGTAGAATCTGATGGTGCAAAGATTTGGGTAACGACACTTGATACAGCCAATGATGCTGCACACAATGATGCACTTGAAATCAAAGATGGAAACAACGATAAGTACCGTATGATTTTCAAAACAGAAAATATCACCAAGATTCTTCCTGGTGCATATGATGTTCGAATCTCATCAAAAGGTATTTCACACTTCATCAACAAAAAGATTCCGCTTCAATACTGGATCACAACTGAAGCAGGGTCTAAATTCGAAAAGGCTTAACATGACTCAAGACACTTTGGTAAACCATAAAAACTCTCTAATGAGAGAGATTAATGTATTGAGTTCTCGCATTGAAGAACATGATACGGGGCATATTCATACTGCCATTAGTGTCTTGAAGCACCGTGTTGAAGAGTTAGATGGTCAAATTGAAAAAGAATTAACTAATGTCTAGTCTAATGCATGTAAGCAGAAGAGAATGGATGTTAAAGGCATTAGATTTTTTCAAAGGACCAATCAACGCTCTCGAAATAGGAACTTGGTTTGGAACGGGTTCAACACAACTTTGGTTGGATCATTTACATGAAGGTTCAACATTAACTTTGGTTGATATGTGGGGTGCAAAACAATTTGTAGGTTCTCGCAACTTACAGATGAGGGATCATCCTGATAGTATCATTGATGATGCCTTTCAATCTACATACAACAGAATCAAAGAGTTTGAATCTAAAGATAAAGATATTCGTATCAATATGATTCGTGCTCAATCAAATCCTTTTCTATCAGAGTTAAGGTCTAATCATTACGATTTTGTTTATGTTGATGGTGGACACCGTTATGATGAAGCTAAGTATGATATCCAAGAAGGTAAACGGATATTAAAGACTGATGGTGGCATCATCTGCGGTGATGATTATGAATTGTTCCCTTCTGAAAGTAAGTTATCTGATATGATAGCTAACAAGAATGTTGATACCGCACCATATCATCCAGGTGTTTCGATGGCAATATATGATGAGTTTGCAGCAAGAGTGAATGTAGTTAACGGTTTCTGGTGGGTCTTCTCACATCAAGGTCAATTTACTAGGTCTTTTGGTGCGGTTGATGATGACCCATTACCTTCCGTTTTTTGATTTTTTATTTTATATTATGAGGATTGTTAATGGTACATTTATTGTGGACGGAGAAGTATCGTCCTAAAAGTATTGGAGAGTGTATTCTTCCTGAGCGTTTGAAGAAACCGTTTCAGGAGTATGTAACGCAACAGAACATTCCTAATCTTCTGTTGTTTGGTGGTGCAGGTGTTGGTAAGACTACTGTGGCTAAAGCCATGTGTAATGAAATTGGTTGCGACTTTCTTATTATCAATGGTTCATCAGAAACAGGTATTGATGTTGTTCGCAACAAGATTGCAAACTATGCATCATCAATGTCCTTTTCTGGTGGTCGCAAGGTCATCATCATTGATGAGGCAGACTATCTATCACCTAATGCACAGGCTGCGTTTCGTAATGCAATCGAAGAGTTTGCAGTCAATTGTTCGTTTATCTTTACTTGTAACTTCAAAAACAAAATCATTGAACCGTTACACTCACGGTGTGCAGTCATTGACTTTGGTCTTAAAGCAAGTGAAAAGACTGCGATGGCTGGTCAATTCTTCAAACGAATCCAAAACATCCTTTCGGACGAATCTGTTGAACATGAACCTGCTGTCATTGCAGAGTTAATCAAGAAACACTTTCCAGACTTCCGCCGTATCATTAATGAACTGCAACGGTTCTCTAAGTTTGGTAAGATTGATACTGGTGTTCTATCACAGATTGCTGATGTATCTTTGAATGATATCATCAACTTTATCAAAGAAAAAGACTTTGGTGCAATTCGTAAGTGGGTTGCCAGTAATGATGTTGACCCTGCATCCTTGTATCGCAAACTGTATGACAATCTGTATGATTTTCTAAAGCCTCAGTCTATACCTCAGGCTGTTATCATTCTTGCAGACTACCAATACAAACAGGCTTTTGTGGCAGATGCAGAGATTAACCTTGTTGCATGTCTTACGGAGTTAATGGTTTCTTTGGAATTTAAATAATGAATCCATTTGACTTCGTAAACCAGATTCTCTATAAGAAAGAGAACATTATCACAGACGAATCTATTGAGAAATCTTATACTCCGTTCATCGTCAATCGGTCACTATCCTATCACAAGGACTGTATCGGTTATGCGAACGAAATGAACAGATGCCACTTCATCGACAACAAACTGCAAAATGATTTTTTACTAAATAGTATCAGGTCACGAAAGAGACCGTTTGCAAAGTGGGTTAAAGCTGAGAAAAGTGACGATATAGAATGCATTAAAGCCGTCTATGGCTTTTCAGATACTAAAGCTCGTGAAGCTCTCCGCCTACTTAGCGATGAACAAATCCAACAATTAAAAAAACAAACCGATATCGGTGGATTAGGAAAGTGACATGATAGATTTGACTAAGTTCGTTGAGGTCAAACTCAATGAACAAGATGACTTCTTAAAAGTCCGTGAAACGCTTACCCGTATTGGAGTATCATCCCGTAAAGATAAAGTTCTGTACCAATCTTGTCATATCCTACATAAACAAGGTCATTACTATCTGGTACACTTCAAAGAACTGTTTGCGTTAGATGGTAAACCATCAAATATTTCAGAGAATGACATACAACGGCGTAATGCAATCGCAAAATTGCTTCAAGAATGGGGTCTAGTAGACATACTTAACCCGCAAGTAATTGGTGAAGATGTTGCTCCACTTCATCAGATAAAGATTATATCCTTCAAAGAGAAGGATGATTGGCAACTGGTCCCTAAATATAATATTGGCAAGAAGCCAAACGACAGTTACAATCACTAAGTTTCTCAGGGATGGGAACTAGCAGTCCGAGGTTAAGGCTAGTAATGAATTCCTCGGGCCAACGCCGAAAGGGTTGGTAAAATTAACTCGCTTAATAGGAGAAAACTATGACATTATCTCGTATTTCTTTTGGTCCTTTGATGCACTCTACGCTTGGGTTCGAGCGTTTCCTTGGTGATGTTGAGAAGATGTTGGAGCCAGACTTCAAACACACTCATACATTTCCACCACACAATATTATCCGTCTAAATGAAAACCAATATATGGTCGAACTGGCTGTTGCTGGGTTTCAGAAAGATGAAATTGATATCACTATCACCGATGGTGTTATGAAAATTGTTGGTCAAAAGGAAGAAAAAGAATCTAATGCTGTATACCTACATCATGGTATTGCCGCAAGGTCTTTCACTAAGACCATCAAAGTAGCCGATACAGTCGAAGTTCGTGGTGCAGAATATAAAGATGGTATTCTGCGTATTGCTTTAGAGAACATTGTTCCTGAGCAAAAGAAACCACGCAAGATTGAAATTGGTGTTCTTCCTCAGTTTGCCGAACCACACCTCTTAAAGGGTTGATTGTAGGCAAGGGTGCGGTTTATTGCCGCATCCTCTTTATATTTGTGTTATAATAGTTTCATTATGAAAATAGCCCTTGCGTCCGACCTACACCTTGAATTTGGTAATATAGATTTACAAAACACCGAGAATGCAGAAGTTCTGATTCTTAGTGGTGATATCTGTGTTGCAAGCAAATGGGATGAAGACATTAAACAATTTTTCGCC